CACGATCATTTTCTTGGCCCCCGGAGATAACTTGTCAAACCATTCTGATGCCTTCTGTAACCAGCCAACCAACTTATCGATCATCGGCGCCAAGGTTTCCTGTATTGTGGCCCCCAGGTCTGCCCCTACCAGCTTGAGGTTGTTGAGGGCAACCTTCATTTGGTCTGCCGGGTCAAGGGTCGCCTCGAAGGTGGATTCAACCGCTCCGGCAGCGTTAGCCAATGAACCAGCAAAATCATCAAAGTTCAGCGCCCCCCGCTGGATTGCATCGTACATAAAGGTGGCGCCCTTGGCACCAAAAACCTGGCTGGCTATAGTCAGCGCTTCGGTCTCATCCTTGGCGCCTTTCATCTGCTTAACGACATCGGCCATGCCTTGCTCAAGCGTTTTGCCGTCTTTGGCGAAAACAACCTGGGCTTTCGCCAGGTATGAAAGCGCCTTGGAGCTATCCACCCCGGCCTGCTCGAATTTGCCCATGATAGCAACGCCCTCGGCAAACTCAAGCCCCATTGCTTTGAGCTGCGGGGCGCCCTTTGTTACACGATCAAAAAGCACATCGGTGGCTTGCCCGGTATCCTGGGCGGTCTTTGTTACGGCATCCAGAACCATGCCCAAATCGCTTGTCGAAAGCTCAAAGGCTTCTATGGCCTGCCTTGCGTCAATGGCGGTTTTAGAAACATCCTGGCCGTTAATTTCGGAGAACTTGATCGCTTTGGCGCTGGCTTCTTCGAGTGCCGGGCCTGTCAGCCCAAATTGAGTGTTTACCTCACCAATAGCATCACCGACGGTTTGCATATCAACAGGCATGGTCTTGGCAACATTCTTAAATGATCCCTCAAAGTCTTTCATGGCCTCGCCGGTGGCCCCGGTTTTAGTGACGATGGTATCTAATGCATCGTCAACTTCTTTCCAGGCAAGCTGACTGGCAGCGGCAATGCCCATGATCGGAGCGGTAACTTTCATCGATAGGCTTTTGCCTATCTCAGTGGTCTTTTTGCCAAAGGCCCCGACCGCTTCCCCAGCCTGTTTCCACTTGTTGTTTACGTCGTCAAGCCGTTTTTCAAGGTTTTTAAGCTCTTGTTCGGCCTTGATGACCTCCCGCTGGACGGCCCGGTATTGTTCTTCGCCGATCTCGCCCCGTTTGAACTGCTCCTCAACTTGCTTTTGCGCTTCTTTAAGGGTATCAAGTTTTTCTTTGGAGTTGGAAACGGCATCGGCAAGGAGTTTCTGTTTCTGGGCTACAAGTTCGGTGTTTTTGGGATCGAGTTTCAGCAGACGGTCAATCTGCTTGAGTTCGCCCTGGATGTCCTTCGATTTCTTGTTGACATCCTCAAGCGCCTTGTTTAGGGGCTGAACATCCCCGCCAATCTCAATAGTGATCCCTTTGATTTTTCCGGCCATTTACTCACCTCCTCAGAAACGGTCGAAGTCTGATTGCCCAGCCTGTCTAATTTTTGGTCCTTCTTCTTCCGGCTCTCCCTGGTTAAAGTTCCAGTTGTTGTAAGTGATGATGTAATCTAGGATCATGCCGAAGGTCATGTCCTCAAAGTTCTGCAAAGTTAAACCCCTTTCAAGCGCCCGAAGAACAAAAAGCTCGGTCGTCAGGCTGAAAGGGGCGTCGTTTATCCCTTCGGCGGTGGGGCGTTTTTTGACTGTACCGTTGATGTCAGGCTGGACAGCATCATGTCGTAAACCTCGGGGATGATGTCTGCCAAAGGAAATTCCCCGAAGGTGTCCAGCCATTCCATCGGGGGCGGGATGGTAGGATCGGCGGTTTTAGCCAGCGTCCAGATGAGGTTGTAAAAGACTTCGAGATCAAGGGCGTTGATATCGTCAATCCCACCCTTTTCGTTAACCGCACCTTTTAGGCGATAAATATCCTGGATGGCATCCCGGCCAAATTGAGCTTTATATCGTAAAAGAAAGGCGCCAGTGCTTTTGAAGCAAACCTGGCGCCCATCGATAGTTAGAACTTTTTCCACGGGTTACACCCCCGTAATAACGGTCAGTGGGACGTTTACAGGAAGGCCCCGGAGCAGGTACACGGTAATGACGTGGGCACCGGCAGAAATGCTATTAAAGGCGGCCTTGTTGATGGTGATGGCAAAGCCTATAACTGTCAGGTGGATGCCTTGGACCTTCACCCCATCAAGCAGGACGTTTGTAACCTTGTTGGTGTTATCAGTAGAGGCCACCTCTATCTCTACATCATCGGGAGCAGCAAGGGAATATTCCCCCGGCTCTTGTTTGATGGAGTTAGTGGGCATATCGCGGATATAAACCGCCTCGTAAAACCTGGTGTAAGTGTCTGCATCGCTTTGCAATACTTTGGCCTTGACGTCGCCGGTGTCAAGGGCAGGCCGGGCGGCGATGTTGATCGTTTCCGTCTGCGGTTCTTTGGTGGCGGTTCTGGTGGCCCCGGTTACACTCGGGCGGGTAGGCAGGACGGAATACATGACGTGCCGGGTTTTCTTGGCGTCGCCGTCAAACTCAAACAGCAGGGCCATTTTCTTGACTTTGGCGTCCCGGTTTTCGATCAGGGCACCGTTGGCATCTTCTTCGTCGCCCAGGATTTCCTTTCTGAACCAGTCGGGGATAAGAGCGATCTCAAGGCTCCCCTCGTAGCCGTTGTTGGTGTTTTCCTCAAAGTAAATCTGATCGTCTGCGTAAAAGGCCACTTCCTCACCCGATGCGTCGAGAGTGAGGTTGACGGCGCCGGGGATTGCTTTGGGGCCGCCGTACTCAACGGTTTCGCCGCTCTCGGTAACAAGGGCACAGTGGACATTCCGCAGACCGTATTTCACTTTATTATCGGACATTTAGCTTCCTCCTTCAGATAAAATAAGCAACTTGAAAGAAACCCTCACTTTGGATGAAGGTTTCAGTTTTATCCCAAAAGATGTTGCTGTTGTCCAGCACATCTTCAAGCAGTTTTTCGACAGCCGGATCTTTTTTCTCGGTGTAGAGCTCGATCAGGTAGTTGCTTTCCCGCGCGTAAACTCGATCGTCGGCGCCGAAGTTTTCCGTGTTAGTTAACAGGTAAACGATATAGGGCAAGGGCGGCGGCTTTTTATAGCTGTGATAGGCCACGGGAAGGCCGGTTGTTTCGAGTAGAGTTTTAAGCGCTGTTTCATCCACGGCTTATCGCCTCCTCAACCGCAGCGGTAAACGTCCTTATAACCTCTTCCTCCGCCTTCTCGATGTGCGGGAAAGCACGGGAGCGCCCGCCTCCGCGCAGGGCATGGCCGAATTCCAGCAGGTGCGTCAGCCGATAGTGCGGAGCCTTAACATGGAGTATGCGATTATCAGGCTTCACCAGTTGCGGATCGGTGGTCATTGTCCAGGCCTTGGCATACTTGCCGGATTTCTTGGGCGACGTGTCTTTCAGTTTTTTAAGGGCTTCCTTGCCTATCTTCTGGCCGGATAGGTCGATCTGCTCGGCGATTTCTTGGCTAAACAGCACTAGTTCCTGCCGGATCGTGTCGGCCAGATTGTCAATGCTCACCTTCTGTTTGATCGCCATTACCAGCCCTCCAGTGTCTCGGCCAGGGTATCCTCATAGGCTCCCCGTTCTTCTTCATCCAGCTCGGCGATCAGTTTTTCAGCCAGGGAAACAAGCCCCTTCACTAAATCATGATCAACCAGCCGGATGCCGGGGCTATCGCCGGGTCGCTCCATCGCCTTGATCTTTAGCCAGGTTTCGCCCGGCAGGTGGTCGATGTGTTTAATGTCGTAGGCTTTGCCGTCGTAGACAACCCGGTATTCGACCGTGTTTAGCGCGTCGAGGAAGGCCACATAACGGACGGTAAAGACGGATGTCTCCTCCTGCCCAACAGTAGCGGCAGCGTAGTATTCCTTGCCGTATAGTTCGGTTTTTTCTGCTTTCAATAATTGCCAGTTGCTCCACACTTCAATCGGGTTGCCGATAGTGTCAAAGGTGTCGATCTTTTTCTGGATGATGACAGTTCGCCTGCGGACATGAGATAGATCCTTCATAACGTCAGCCTTGTTCTTCATTTTCGGCCTCCGATGCTCCGGTCAGTAATTGCAGCCGCAGAATTTCCTTTTGGAAGTTTTCTTCCCAGTATTCCGATGCGTTGCTGTAAGCATAACGACAGAAGTCAAAGAGCAGGGAGCGGGCCAGACCTTCAGTCTCAAAGTCCAGTTCCGCTCCCGCTAATTCTTCCAACTTCTTTTTACCGCGGGCGATAAGATCCTCTATTGCATCGTCTTCGTCGGCCCAGGTAATTTTCAGGTAATACTTTACCTTGTTGAGCATTTTAGCCACCTGCTTAAAATACTAGGGCGACTTTCGCCGCCCTAGTATTGGTTTTTATTGCTTAGGACTTGGTCACGGTAACAGTGTAGGTCTCAGTCTCAGTGCCACTGGTGACAGTTACCTCTACCGTATTTTCACCACCTTGCCAGGTCGCCGCTGTGCCGTTGGTATGCGCCACGTCATTGACCTTGATAGAAATGATCGACTCGCCGTCTTTAGCCACTGCTGTGATGGTATTTGTTGCATCTGTTGTGGCCGCCGTGTACACCATGACCGATTTGTTAAACGGCGGTACCAGCGTCAGTGCCCCAATTTTCAAGCTGGCTAGCCTTGCGTCCAGGAAGCCCGTCACTTCGATGGGCTGACCGTCGATACCCACATTGATGGGCTGACCGTCGATACCCACATTGCCGTCGACGTTAAGCGGATCGTTGGTAATGAATACATTGACAGGAGTGGGCACCAAGTTGGTGATGTCGAGTACCAGGAAGCTGGTGTTGTCCATCGGGCGGCCGGTGCCGTAGAACTTGATGAGGTAAGTCCGCTCGTCCTCCAAGAACTTGTACTCATCGGAGTACTCGATTCGGCCGTCCTTGCCGGTTCCCATCGCCATGATGTACCGCTTCGGCATACCCAGAATTGCGGTACCCTGCATTACCCACGCCGACTGTACGATCTTCGTCGGCAGAGGCAAAATATCCGTTACCCACGAGCCGTCAGCACGCTGATAGGCGGTTGCCGGCATGACCCTATTGAGATAATCAACGGGGTTGACTATCATCAGTAGCGACGTCACGGGGCGGTTGAGCAGGTTAGGCCCCACAGCAAGCTGCGATGCCAGGGCACCATAAGCCACCGGGGTGAACTGAGTGACCGGGATGGGTACCTTTGGAGCGTAGCCCAGTCTGTTGTCAAACATCGTCAAATCACGGTCCATGCCGATAGGCTCAAAGATCCGATCATCCGGGTCGGGGGCTTGATCTGCAATGCCGCGCCCGCTGATTATGCCCTGCTCCAGTCCGTTGGCGAGAGCCTCAGCCAGGATCGTCCGTACGTAGCGGTCAAGCCACGCGGGGCCGAGGTCAAGCATCGCCTTGCAGACAGGTACATACGCCGACAGCTTGGTCTGTTCAAGGTTCAGGAAGTTGAACTGGGCGGCAAGCTGCTTTTTGATTTCACTGCACAGCGGCCCCCACCAGGCCAGAAAACGACCGTCCATTGTGCTGTACAGCCACTTGATCAGGGCCGACGCGTTCTCGAACTTGATTTCCGATAAGAGCGGGTGCTCCTCAGTGATGTCCTCGAAAACGGCGTTGATGATGGTTTCGGGCAGAACCACGTCGAAGCCGGACAGCGCCTGCTTGGGATTCGAGGACCGCATGGCGTCAGCCAGCTTCTGGTAGTAGTCGCGCTCCTCGCTGGTCAGAACGCGCACGCCCCTGCCGGCCAACACCTGGTTGTCGGCTGCCTGGATTAGTCCACGCGCTTCGGCCAGCACAGCCTCTTGCAGGCTGTCCGTGTACTCGATGAACGCAGCCTGAAACGCTTCGCCGTCGCCGTCTTTCATCGCCTGATTAATTTTAGCGACGGCCTCCGTCTTTTGTTTTACAAGCAAATCGAGATTTTTCAATCTGTTTTCTCCTTTCCGGCGAACAGTGCCGCCAGTAGATTTTTGGGCTTATTCTGTACCGGGGTCGGGGGCGGCTCCGGTTCGGGGACGGGGTCGGGATCGGGCTCGACGGGCTTCTGCGCCGCCTGCCGCTCTAAAATCATCTCGGCCATTTTCTTCCGCAGGCTCTGGCTTGCCGTTTTTTTCTCCGCCGGGTTGACGACGGACGTTGCAAACCCCATGTCCAGGGCGTCGGCGGCGGACAGCCAGGTCTCGGCGTCCAGCATGGCCTTAAGCTCCTCTTCGGTGATCGAAATGTGATTCATGTACGCCTGCGTCGCGGCTGCAGTGATAGTTTCCAGGTCATCGGCATCCTTCCGAAGCTGATTTGCGTCTCCGGCTGTTATAAACCAGGCGTTGTGAATGAAGAGCAGGGAAGCGTTGGACATGATCCGCTCATCGCCCGCCATGAATACCAGGGACGCGGCGCTGCAAGCGAAGCCGTCACAGTGGGTCTTGACTTTCGCTTTATGCCGCCGCAGGCTGTTGTAGATAGCCAGGCCCTCGGCTGTTTCTCCGCCATACGAATTAATAAAGACATTGATTATTTCAATGTCTTTCGGCAAGGCTTCGATTTCTTGCACCAAATTGTAACTAGAAACATCGCTTTCCAGCCAGGGCCAGCTTACAATGTCACCGTAGATGTAAACGCTGGCCTCTTTGCCGTCACTTGTTACAGCAAGCGAATAATATTTTGGTTTAATATTCGCCACCTCCTTTCATGCTTCTGTGGGCATTAACAGCACTGTCAATTACCATCATCACCTCCGGGAGGCAAGATTGCATTGTCAATGGTGTCATAATTCTTGGTGATCCAGTGCGCTGTGCTCCATTCAGTGCCCAGCGGCTCCATGCCCAGGGTTTTCAAAATATCGTCGATGGTGTAGCCGCCGATTCTCAGCAGCGTTTCAAGCGCCCCGGCGATGTCTTTTAAGTCGTGCGCCCGGATCATGGATGTGTTAATTTTCAAGTAGGTCCGCTCGAGAAAGGATTTTTTGCCATAGTATTTGCGATTGACTTCATCGGCGATCAGCTCGGCCAGCGGGTTAATGCAGAACACCATAAGATTGTCCATCATCTCAGAAGTATCAGCCACGTCGCCCTTGATCAGCTTCGGTGGAACGTTAAAAGCTATCGCCACGAAGTCAAAAACGTCATCAATAAAAGCCCGGATCTGTGCGTTGTCGGCCCCGCCCTTGACGCCGATGTTGCTTGACAGTTCTTCGTATTCCAACCCGCCGGGCAGCGGCAAAACCGCCCCATTCTCCGCCTCAAAGAAGCGTTTAAATTTGTTCTTAAATAGATCGTCGAGTTCTTTTTGGCTTTTTTCTGTCTGCGGGTAGTTGGTGGGGATGGTGAGTTTCCCCCGGCGGCTGTGGTTTCGTTTATAGTTTGATTGTGCGGCCTCGATCAGTTTAGCGTAGCTTGCATACAAACCATCGATGACGTCTTTTACCTGTTCATTG